ACCTACTGATTACAAGAACCTTACTTAGTTACTCACAGCAGCATGTTTATCTTAAAATCAGTAACTTACGAGCGCTCAAAAATTCATTTCAGCACACTCAAGCATGTTTCTGTGGACACTTTATCTTTTTTTTGTAGAGAATTTTATCCCCTTTCCTTTACCATTCAAAGCTTCTGAAATGGCGCTTTCACTAAGATATCTATCTGTATAAGCATCTTCTTCTTTCTTTCTTATCAGCACATCGCGAAGTTGATCTTTAGTGCTGACGAAATTCTTTACCATCATATTGCTGAATCTTCGATGGTAAACAACTGCTGAACGTACTCCTTCATACTTATCCTCGATAATCTGCTTAAGGAACAGTGCATCTTCTATGTCTACATTTTCACCAAAATAAACACATTTCAAACTACTTCTTTCCACTTCAACAATATTTTTCATTCCCAACAACCTAAACTCCTTTTCATACTGCCAATCTTTACTTTTTTTGAATAAAATCTTTTTACATATATCCTCTATTGAACTCAAGCTTATATCTTTTATTTGGATATTTTCAATTTCGTCATTATTTATATAATTTATTGTGCCATCTTGATCACAATCTAGCTCATATTGTAAACATATACCCTTACTTTTATTTCCATAATGCCCCCACATGGTAGGTTACTACTTCCAGCCACATTAGTAAAAGAGCTTGTTTTATACTTCTTAAGCATTCCAGCCACAATATGAGTAGCAATGACTTCTACACCACGACCATTTCTTTTGAGCACCTTCAAATGATGATAAAATTTATCGCTAAGGCATGGCCTATAATGAAGAATTATTCTTGAAGCCTCTTCAATAAATTTATTCAAATCACTTCTTGAATCTTTAACATTATCTTCAATATAGAAAAGACACTCTCCAGAATCGTTCAGATCTTCAATATTTGAGAAATAAATATGACTATTATATATATTCTTTATTGACCACGAGTCTAGAGAACAAAACTTATAAAGCTCCATAGCTTTACTCCATGCACTTTATATCAAAGAATCTACATATTATTGATTTTTATATTGTTAATATCATCAATCAGTCCAAGCTCAATCTTTAGCTTTTTAGCCTCAAGCTTTTCTTTTTTCAGCCCTGACAGAATAATATTGCTTTTCCATTCTTTTAATCTTCAAACTTTCACTAACATATGTTTTAAAGTTAACTGCAACTATACAACAGCAACCAATAAAAACCGATATTGCTATAAACATAAAAATGTCAATTAGCAACGCATAGTACATCGCCTGCTGTATACCAGCCTCAAATTCTCCCCATGCGTTGGCGAAACCTCGATCCATTCCTTGCATTATCTTCTAGCTCCTTTTCTCTTTTTAAGTTTTTTCAAGAGTTTTTTTTCAATCCATATATACAAAATGGCCACCCCGCCAAACAGGATGGCCATTTTTATAAGTTGGTGGAAAGTTTCCTTCACTGCTTCTTCTGGTCCCATTATACCCGCTCCCTTTTACCCACAACCCCTACCTCCCTGGAACCATCTATCCACAACCCTTTGTGCTAGTCGGTATCCGTTCCCGTTTTCTTCAACGCGCTGCGTGCCCTCTCTATATCGGGGCTTATTTGTCCGCATGCTTCGTCTGTCTGCCCAGTCATCAACCAAAGCGTGTACTTAGGCCACTGTTTACAGATCGCCTCTAGCATCTCACCTTTGGGCGCTCTTCCAGCCTGCTCAATGCTTTCAACAGTTTTCTTATTAAAACCAATAAGTTGTGCAAATTCAGCGCGGCCAGACGTTTCGACCTCGCGAATTTCTCGCATTTTTTGGGCTAAGTCACTGGACATATACCAACTTCTTCGTATACTAATTTCATGGGCTACCAATTAATTGGTATACCGGCTCAGCAATCAATCTACACCACTTTGCTAATCAAGATTGCTGGTTTTGAAGATACCACAACATGCCACAGCGAGCAGGTACCGCATGGAAACGAGCAACACGCCCCACGTCTCAGCGCCTCAAGTGCCCGTTATGACGATCGAGCGTTTCTCAGAGCTTTCTGGCCTATCCCCCGACACCGTTCGCGGTCAGATGAACCAAGGGAACCTCCCCATCATCAAGGTGGGTCGTCGTCGCCTGGTGAACGTCGCGCTCTTTACCGCTGAGTGCCTGCAATCGGAGGACTGGCCATGAGCGCCCTAGCAAACGCCCCCATCTACACACTGTCAGCGTTCACCACTCACACCCTAGACGTTGTAGGCACCTTTTACGCCGCGTCTCTACAGTGCGATGGGCATTTTTACACTGGCTGCAACCAGGACGGCTCTGTTGGTCTACACGTTCGCGCTGATGGCACCGTAAAACTGTTCTTCCCAACGGATCACCTGCTGACCCTCGACCTCTCAGGCGTCACCTACAACGACCTGATGGCCATGATCGACAGTGACGGCAAGCGCTACTGCATTCGTTTCCCCAGCTACCGCGCCGCGCTCGACTTCCTGGCACGGAACTACGGCATCACCGATGCCCCCGACGACCCCAGCAACACCGAGCGCGCTTCTGCATCGGCACCTTCACCCACCGACGCCTCCCCTTGCCCCTCGGTAATGGTGCTACCCGCGCAACTATCCACACGCCCACGGCTAACGCGTCGTCCGTTATCCACAACGGCCTTTAGCCCCAACGGAGTTATGCACATGGCAAAGAAACAGCCCATCCGCGTGTTTCTCGACCCCGACACCCACAGCCGCCACCTCATTCAGGCAGGCACCAACGGCTTAACGTCGTCCGGCCTCTCTGAACGGCTGATTGAGTACGGCCTAGCGCAACTGGAAAACGGCAACAAAGCACCGCTTGAGTCGCTTTCCCCGCGCCGCCTCCCCCGCTCCCCACTGCAACGAGGCCTGATCCCTATGTCCCCCTGCCCGTCATCCGTCGCCCTTCGGTCGCACGGCGTCCTTAGCCAGCAGCGGACAGACTGTCAACCCCTTTTTGTGGGGTTAAAAAAGGGGTTGACCGGCTGGCCGATGTTGGCTGCCGTGCAGAAAGACCGACGGGCAAACGGAGGGCGGGTAGGGGGACCCCCCTGCCTTGATTCCCGAGCTTTGAGGGAGCGGGGCCAGCGGTGCCTCCACGGCCGGGACTACGCACGAGCCGCGACCTACTACGCCCAGGCGGAATACCTGACGTTAGTACAGACCGGCATTACACCTGAAACCACTGAGTTAGCCATTCTCGCGGACTACTGCTTAACCCAAGCCGCCAGAACCCAACGCTAACGAAAAGGAAACATGACCATGATCAACACCATTCAAGCTCACGTCATCGGCGCATCACGCTACAGCATGGACAACGGCGTTAAAGGCGCAAAAGTCACCATCATGCAACCTTCCGCGTCTGACAACGATAACCAGCTTGGCAACCAAGTCAGCACCATGTCAGCGCCTTATGAAATTCTCGACCAGCTCCATGCATTTGCACCTCACATGCCTTGCGCCTTGGAACTGGATATTGAATTTCGGTCGTCCGGCGGCAAAGCCACCATGCACGTCCTTGCTGCCCGCAAACCCAACGCCACCGGCAGCCAACACGCACCGTCTGCCAGCAGCGACAAGAAATAGGATTTTGAGCCATGGACACAAGCACACCTGAAGGTCTATGGCTCCTGGTTTATTGCGTCGGCCTCGTCCTTGCTTTCGGGATCGGCGCGATAAATGGGGGGCAACGATGAACGATCCCAGCCTTACGTTTGTGGTTAGCACCCTTTTCACGTCCTACGCCCTCGGTTGGGCCTTTGGACACATCATTTTATCTGTAAAACGCTTTATGGAGTCAGTCACATGACCAAGCAAACCGTTATTAAAACCCTCGCCGCCACCGTCAACACCACCAAAGCCAAGGTTGCAGGCGGTGCCGCCCTGCTTCTAGGTTCCGCTGCTGCTCACGCCCAGGAGGCTACCGGCGCATCAGCAGCTTTTACTGAGGTGCAAGCCGCCGGTACTGAAATGGCCGGTTACGCATGGCCGGTGGTCGCTTCTATCACCGCTGCTTTGATCGGCATCAAGTTGTTCAAGAAATTCGCCAACCGCGCGTCTTAATACCGCTAAGCAAGGGACAACCAAGGGGCGGAAACGCCCCTTTTTATATAACGAGGACAACATGATTAAAAAAGCCGTTTTATTAACTTTATTAGCGCCTTTTTTAATGGTGTTTTCTGATTATTCTTTTGCTTGGAGTCCTAGACAGCTTGGCTCTTATTCCGTATCTACTTCTAGTCTGACTCGCCTTCAAGACTATGGTATTAATTTTGCTATTTCTCGTTCTCTTGCTTATCGTGTTGATAGTGAAGAGAATAGGCACGGCATTATGCAGTACTATTTTTTCACGAAGTCTCCTTCTGAGCTAACTCAGGATGACTTTGATAACTATGATGTTTTAGGTGTCTCTTTTACTGATGAACAATGTAAAGATTCAGATGGCGAATTAGTTAGCATGCCGTCTGAAACTTATAATTATTTATCTACTGGTGGTTCTATTAGGACAAACGGTGGTGCTTGCTCTGTTTCTTCTACAGGTGGAGTTTCTGGTTGTAATTCTGATGGCGTTTGTCTAGTTACTGTTGATTCTGTTACTACGAACGAAAAAGCTGCGTTTGATGTTGGTATTTCAGGAGGGCTAGGTGGTCAGCTTACTAATGGCACTTTTTCAGTAGTTGATTTTTCCGGTAACGATTATTTAACGGAGCTTCCTGGTGGTTGCTCTGATAACTCCAGTTGTGTTGCGATTGGTGATAAATCATATCTAGTTGATTGGGATAGCGCGCCTGACTATTTTGAATATGTAGGTTCAGACGGCAATACCTATTCAAAGCCGAGTTCCGGTGGCGGCTCTGGTGGTGATACTGGCGGCGGTGATCCTACCGACCCAACAAACCCTACCGACCCCACCGACCCAGGCGGTAACGATGGCGGCGATTCTGGTGGTGATTCCGGCGGCAGTGATGGCGGTAACGATTCCGGCGATGGTTCCGGCGGTTCCTCGGGTGGCGGTGGTAGTTCTGGTGGCGGCTCTACCGTACCGGATTTTGAGTTTGACGAATCCGGCATTATTGAGCTATCGGCTCCGCTGGCCAATCCAACCGCAACGCTATCAATGCCCTGTCTAATGATGTCACTAGTTCAATTAACAATCAGACCAATGAGCTAAACAACGCGACCTCTGCTCAAACAGATGCTTTGAGCGGTGCGCTTAGCAATCAAACAGATACGCTTTCCAACTCCCTCGACAGCCAGACTGACACCATTACCGGTGCATTAAATGATCAAACCGGCACATTGTCTGGCTCTCTCGATGCCCTTGGCACGTCTATTGTCGATGCCATTAATGCGTTTGGCTCTGGCGAAGGTGAAGGTGAAAGCGATGGGGAAGGCACCGAGGGGGATGGCCTTTTAGATGGTATCTCGAACCTGTTTAACGGTCTCGTCGATGACCTTGCTTCTCGTTTTACCGAAGACCTTGGTAACGGTGACGACCTTTTTAACTCCTCCAGTATGGATCAAACCCTCGATGGATTAGCCGAGGAGCAACAAGGCTATAACGACGAGGTTAACACCTTAATGGATCAAATCGGCGATGGGTCTAGCTCTGGCATTGCTGATCAAGTTGTCTCTCGCCTTCCTTCATTACCGTCAGGCTCCTGCACCCCGCTCCAGTTCGGCGTGATGGAAATTTCCTGCCAACCTTTAACACCATTAAGGCTTGGCTCTCCTGGATCATTTATTTCTGGACGGTCGTTAGTGTGATCGACACGTTCTTCCGTTCTGGCCAGAGGACTGCATAAATGGCGCTACCTGCAATGCTTGGCATGGGTGCGGTGATTGCATTTGTCACCCGCATTCTGGAATGGATTGTTACCCGCATCGCTTCCCGAGTCACTAACCGCTTAGCGGGCATCCTCATTTGGACAACGCTTTATATCTCGCTGCTGGTCGGTCTGGCTGTCACTTTCTCGGCCATCATCAGCGGCATTAGCGCGTCTCTACCTAATGAACTCTCTCAAGGCATCGCCGCGATTAAGCCGAACAACTTTGAAGCCTGCATGTCGGCGATTTACGGTAGCAAAGTGGCGGTGTGGGTATTCCAGCAAAAACGCCAGTTAATCGACTGGGAGCAAGGGAGGCCCGTTCTCTAATGGCTGTTTACGTTGTCACCGGCAAACTCGGCGCGGGTAAAACCCTGGTGGCCGTAGGCAAGATCAAAGACAAGCTCAACCAAGGCTGTAAGGTCGCCACCAACCTGGACTTGAACCTAGATAAGCTGATTGGCGAAAAGGCTAAGGCAACCCGCTGCTATCGCATTCCTGATAAACCCGTCCTGGCTGATCTTGAGTCTATCGGTACGGGTACCGACTCCTACGATGAAAACAAAAACGGCTTATTGGTGCTGGACGAGTGCGGCACTTGGTTTAATGCTCGCTCCTGGAACGATAAAAGCCGCCAAGACGTTATTAACTGGTTTTTACACGCTCGTAAGTTGGGCTGGGACATTATTTTTCTTATTCAAGACTTATCTATCATGGATAAGCAAGCCCGCGTTGCCCTCGCTGAACACGTCGTGTATTGCCGTCGCATGGATCGTGTCGCCGTCCCCTTTATTGGCTCGCTCTACTCACTTTTTGTTGGTTCCAAAATGCCCATGCCCAAGGTGCATTTGGGCATTGTGAAATACGGCGACTCACCGCAAAGCCTCACCGTTGAGCGCTGGACATACACAGGCCGCGCCCTCTACCCCGCTTACGACACTAAACAAGCCTTCTCTGATCACTACCCCCACGGCACTTACTCCGTGCTGCCACCTTGGTTCACCCACGGAATGCACCGCGTACCCCATGACGCGAGGTTCTACATGAAGATGACCCGTATTTATTGGAAACGCTTTAACCGCCCGTTTCTCTCCCTGGCTTCGTTTGGGCTGGGCGCGTTCTTAACGGTATCGGTACTCGTCGCCGACCGTGTGAATGCTCGCGCCCAAGAACAACCCACTGCCACTCCCCAGCAACTACCCGACCTCAGCACGACCCGCATCGCCAGCTTTAGCCAGTTTGGCGACCGCACCACCTACCGCCTCATTGATAGCAACCGCAACACGTCCACCACCGACGACCTCAGCCGCCAAGCTTCGCCATCGTCCCCGTGAATGCTTGCCTCGTTCGCATAGAAAATGGAGTCACCCATGAAGAAGTTCGCTGCTAACACCGTCGCCGCCATCGCCCTGGCCACGCTCACCAGCACCGCCCACGCCACGCCCATTCAAATGCAAGACACCGACATTCGGGACTTCGTGCGCTGGTACGTTGAACAAACCGACACCCCGTTGGCGATTCACCCCACGGCCACCGGCACTCTCACTGTCTACGCCCCCGACGTGCCCGATCACCAGCTAGACGAATTCTTCCAGGGCGTGTTGAGTTCCCACGGCTACACCATCCTCCCAGGCAACCCGCCCACCGTGGCACCGTCTAGCCAACAACAGCCCACGAATATGGCACCGGTGCAGGAAACGCTCGACCCCGCCGCCGCGATCACCAACGCGCCCACGCTGACGCCACCGCCAGAACCGCAGGCGACTCATTTATTTGCCTTTGATAACGTGCGTGCTGATGATATTGCGCCGTTGGTCACCAGCTTTCTCACGCAAAACACTCAGGAAGGCACCACACCGCCACGGGTTCAGGTACTTCATGCCTCAAACGCCATACTTGCCAAGGGCCCAGAAAAGCAGCTTGAACAACTTCAAGGCTTCATCCCCCAAGTAGACGTTGCACACCCCCCAGCTACTCATCCAGGCAGTGATTTTTGAAACCACCGATGGGGATACCTTCGATCTTGGCGTAGCGCTTGGACGCACTACACCGACTACGGGTTCTCGCGTGGCAGGTGGCTTTAACACCGCCAATCTGGGAACGTCGCTAGCCTCCTCCGGTGGTACCTTCGGGATCTTCGACGGTGATATTCTGGCGTTTGCGATCAATGCCTTACAGCGTGACTCACGCTCTAACGTGTTATCCACACCGCAAATTCTCACGCTTTCCGGTAAGCGTGGCACCATTTCCATTGGTCAGAATGTCCCGTTTGTCACGGGTCGCGTCACTGGCGAATCAGCGGACGTTAACAGCCCCTTCCAGACCATTGAACGCCGTGACGTAGGCATACGCTTAAACGTGCTGCCGGTCGTCACCGCCTCCGGCTTAGTGATCATGGATATCACCACCTCTGCCGACTCTCTTACGGACTCGCTACTTGCGTCTGACATCATCACCAACCAGCGCCAAATCAACACCACCGTACAAATTCGCTCCGGCCAAACCCTGCTACTCGGTGGCCTCTCGTCACAAGATGACCGTTCCCAGGTCTCTGGCGTTCCAGGCCTCTCTAGCGTCCCTGTTGCCGGTCGTTTATTCCAAAACGAATCCACCTCTACCCAGCGCACCAACCTACACGTACTGCTTCAAGCGACCGTGTTACCCCGCTATGACGCGACCCAAATAAATGAACGCATACCGCCTGCCGCCAGCCCGTCACCCTATGCGCAGCAGGGGGTGACGGGCTGGCGGCGGGAGGTCGAGACCATCCCTGTAACACGTCTCGCAGAGTAACAACGAAACCCGTTAAAACAGCTCACTACAGCACGTACCAACATTTAAAAAATTAAGGGAAAAGGTCATGGAACGCTGGAACCGTTACTCACTTACGTCACTGGAAAAAGGCGAGCAAGACCCGTTTGGAAAACTTTTGATTAGCTCGGCAGGTCAGCGTGAGCTTAACGAACTTCGTTTACTGAATGCAGGCGTGGACACGGTACGGCAGCTCTACCAGGGCGAGCCTTGCCTGCACCATTTCAATGAAATTATCGAGGTCTACAACGAAGGCAAAGGGGCCACCATGAACCTCTTTGACGTGGAGTGGGCAGTGGGGGCCGGTGCGGCCGGTTCCGGCTTCCGCTACCGCCTGCAAAACAATGAGCTAGGCGTGATCGTATTCTTCCAGGCACGGCACACTAAGATAGACACCATCGGAACCCACCTGAAAATTGAACTCTCTCCGCATTTCATTCAGGAGCGCAGCCCGCAGCAGTGCCAAGACTTCATGTATAACATCGCGGCACACATGCTTTCCCACGTTGAACCGATTGGCTGTGCAATACACTTAGCGTTAGACGTACAAGGCTGGGAGCCACCCAAGGACTTTATGGAGCGCTTCGTTACCCGCTCCAAGAAGATCATGCGGATCGACGGCATCGACGACTTAGAATTTGCTCACAACACCATTGCAACTACTTACGGACGTGGTGAAACCTACATGTTTGGCACAGCAGGCGCGCTGCAATGCTGTATCTACAACAAGACCTTAGAAGCCAAGCACCGCGACAAAATGCACTTCTGGGAAGGCATCTGGCAAAACGCCGTCGATGACGACCTAAACGGCACCTACAACCCAGAAGAAACCGTCTGGCGTATCGAACTGCGCTTTCATCAATCAGTGCTGAGGGAATTCGCCCAAGGCATCCCCTGCAACGTTGATACCGGCGAAGTGCTGGACGACTCTCACGGCTTTAACCGCTTCATTGATGTGGTACCGCACCTCTCCGGCCTCTGGCGTACCGCGATGCAGTCTTACCGCCTGGATGCACGCCGCAACCTGATTGATCCCGCATGGCAAGTCATGCAGGAGGACGCCCGCTTCTACTGCCATGAGCCTGGGTTCATGTACAAACGCGCTCGAAAAGAGCCTGGACTCGGCAACGAAAAGAACGTCACCTTGGCGTTTGGCAACCTCATTAGCATCTATGCCCGTCAGGGATTCCGCACCCATCAAGCTATTCGCTACCTCCAACGCTCCGGCATGTGGGAAGACCTCGCAGAATACTACCGCCGTCGCGGGGTCGACTCCGGCCAATTCCGACAGATAGTCGAACAGAAGCTTATAGAACGACGATTAGTAGGCAAGGCGGCGTAAGCATGGGCATTAAGAAAGTCAAAACGGGCTGGCAAGTCGACTGCTGGCCAACAGGTCGTTATGGCCCAAGGGTGCGCCGTATCTTTAAGCAGCAATCCGTCGCTAAACGCTTCGAAGCCAAAATCATGGGGCAAGGGGCTGCCGGTGAAGATATGTCCGACCTCCGCAGCGATAAAAGGCGTCTGCTAGATCTTGTCGAGCAGTGGTACGAACACCACGGTCACACCTTGAAGAGTGCGCCGGATCGCGTTCGCTCACTCCGTAAACTCGCCAACGCCCTGGGCAACCCACTCGCTAAAAAATTCACGGCCCAACAGTGGTCGAGTACCGCGCCCAACGTCTAAAGGAAGTCAAAGCCAACACTATTAACCACGAACACACCTATCTAACAGCGGTGTTTTCAGAGTTAGAGCGTTTATCGCTGTGGCCACACGGCAACCCGATGCAAAAAGTCCGTAAGGTACGCACCGACGAAACCGAAAAAGGCTACCTCGACAGCTACCAGATCGCACGGCTACTCGACCACCTCCGCGCCCAGGAGACTGACGACTGCTATTACATCACGGTGATATGTCTTTCTACAGGTGCGCGATGGGGCGAAGCACAAACACTTCGAGCGGAAAACGTTCGTAAGGATCGCATCGTCTTTGTGGGTACCAAGTCAGGCAAAACCAGAACCGTACCCATCGCCCCCGACTTGGCCAAGCAGCTACGCCAGCGACGAAAGCTCGGACGCCTATTCGGCAACCGCTACAAAGCTTTTGCCCGCGTCATTAAAGAACTCAAGATAGAACTACCGGAAGGACAGTTAACCCACGTACTACGTCACACGTTTGCGAGTCACTTTATGATGAACGGGGGAAACATCCTGGTGCTGCAACAAATACTTGGTCATCAGTCGATCACCATGACCATGCGTTACGCACACTTTGCACCGGATCACCTGGAGGAAGCGACCAAGTACAATCCCCTGGCTATGTCTACCGCTGTAGACACTTTGTAGACACATACGAAAAAGCCGCCTCGAAAGGCGGCTTGATCATTATCTCAAATGCTTTGCTTATCAACCACTTAAGTGGTGCCGACACCAGGAGTCGAACCCGGGACCTACTGATTACAAG